TGTTAGTACTAGTAAAGCTACAACAACAACTTGGGCTACAAGTAAGTCTACTACTACGACATACGAAACAAGTAAAAGTACTACAACTACATTTAATACGAGCACGGCTACCACTACTACATACAATACGGCAACAACAACAGTCGTAAGTACTAGTAAAGCAACGGCAACGGCTCAGGTTAGTACAAGTAAAAGTACTACGACAACATATAACACAAGTACTGCTACAACCACAACATATAACACAGCAACAAGTACAATGACAACAAAATCGTGGTTTAGTACATATCGGTCAGATTGGTCTACACAGCGAGTGGATTGGAACCGATCTACTGCTTAGGTAGAAACTAGTAAAAACATGTAATAATATAAATACAATATAAATTAAATTTAATAATATGGAAATGTTTAATAAAAACGAGTTGGATAAACGAATAGGTCCACTCAAAAAAACAAAAAACCTTGAAGATCTAGAGCAGGTCGAGGGCTATGTAATAAGAAAATGTAGTGAAAGAGGTTTGGAAAAAAGTTATGATGTTTTGGCAGAAGAAATGCCATACTTCAAAACAATGGCATATACAGAATTTGCCACTAATTTTTACATACAACCATTAAATGTAAAACTTAGAAATGAAATGATGATTGATGCGTGGAATGATAACGTAAAAAATCCAGATGATTGGTCATCATATCTAATAAATAATGTGTTGAAAAAATCTGTTAATAAATATCAAGACAGAGGAGAAAATTTTGATAAATATCCAGCTAAAGATTATTTAGTTGTATTACCAGGTTCAAACAAAGTTAAAACTAATGTTTGTTTAAATAGATTGCAATTTATATCTAAAAAACACGGTGATAATGTTTATTTTAAACCTCACCCAATAACAACACATCAAATAATTGGTGAATTAAAAGATTTTTTTGGAGAAGCTAATATATTACCAAGAGAAATTGATATGTATTATTACATGCAAAAAGCAAAAGGTGTATATACAACACATATAAGTGAAAGTGCTGTTTATGCTGGTGTTCTTGGCAAAATAATAGAACCAATTGATATATGGAATAATATCATGCACGGATCATTTGCTTGTATAAATAATCATTTATTTACCAATCAAGATAATATAAAAGATTACATAAATAGATGTTTTTCAAGTTATAAATCTGGTATTATTAATCCAGTTATAGATAAAGATTGGAAGAAAAAAGTAGATCAATATTTTGATTATATTTGTAAAAAAAGAGATGTTTATAAAAACTGGTTTATTGATACAAGAAAACCAAAAGGAAAAAAATAAACATACTATGACATTAGCTTATTAAGAATACTATTATTTGTGTAATAGTAATAGAGTAGAATTTTAACTAAAATTTAATTAATTATGAATAAAAAAGTAGAAAACGCAAAAGTAGAAAAAATCACTGATGAACAATTACAAGATCTTCAGGGATATGTGAGCAAAATTAATCAAGCTCAAATGGAGTTAGGTAGAATCGAATCACAGAAGTATGAATTAGTAAATGCAATACCACAATTCAAGAAAACCTTAAAGGATTTTCAGAATAAAATGGAAGATCAGTATGGTAAAGTAAGCATTAATATACAAGACGGGTCAATCTCAGAGATCGATGAGCAGGGTAATTCGTAAAATTAGCGTTGGTAAAGATTACAAAAATGAAGCTATGCATTATGCCGTTGGCCAAGAGGTTTACGGCGGGCATACTATTTGTGATATATTAGAGGAGGATACAAAATACAGTATTTATATAAAAAAAGATAAAGATATATTACCATGGAAAGATTTTAATAAAAACATGGCAGTATCTATTGAGTATAATCTTGAATATTAATGCGTAGTTTATATAATTTTATAATTACACCAATAGGTAAAAGATATAACAACACTAAAAAGGTTGGTAAAAAAAAACTTATATTAAATGCTGAAATTGGTAATCATCAATATGTGAATAGAAAAGCTAAAGTTTTATCTATACCAATATTAGAAAAAACAGATATACAACCTGGTGATACTATAATAGTACATCATAATGTATTTAGAAGGTGGCATAATATAAGAGGTGAAGAAAAAAATAGTAAAAGCTATATAGATGAAAATACATATGCGGTAACAAAAGATCAAGTATTTTTATATAAACGTAACAAAAAATGGATCTCTCCATTTGGATGTTGTTTTGTAAAACCAATTAAATCTTATGATACATTAAGTATTGATAAAGAACAACCATTAATTGGCGTGTTAAAATATACAGATAACACGTTACCAAATATACATGTTGGAGATCTAATAGGATTTACACCGTATAGTGAATATGAATTTATCATTGATGGTGAAAGATTATATAGAGTTTTTACACAAGACATTTCAATTAAATATGAATATCAAGGACAAGAAGAAGAATATAATCCAAGCTGGGTATAAAGCAGTTGATGAGTTAATTAAAGTAGCTAAAGAAAAAATTGTTGACTCAGAAGATGATGTTTCTGCTGATAGATTAAAAAATGCAGCGGCAACAAAAAAGTTAGCTATATTTGATGCTTTTGAAATACTGAATAGAATTGAAGAAGAAAGAAATATACTAGAAGATAAACCAACAAAGCAAAAAGATAACACATTCCAAGGTTTTGCTGAAAGAAGATCTAAATAATGTATAAACAAACGTTATATAAAATAATTGAGCCAATACGAATTAATACGTTAAAAAGGCTTAATAAAAGTAAGAAATGGAAATATGGTTATAATAAAGAACATGATATTATAGTTATAAGTAAAACTGGTGAGATAGGTGAGATTTATGAAATTCAAAATTTAAAAATCGCCTTACCAAAACCTACAGATACATATAGTAGGTCAAAGAAGAAAAAAGAACAATACTGGGAGCAGTTCGAATATCCAAAAGCATTGAAAAATGTTAAAACCATTTTTGATTGGAGAGATTATCCCAATGAACATAAAGATAAATGGTTTAATTATATCAATGAAGAATTCAACCGCAGGGACAATGGTTTTTGGTTTAATAATAATGGTAAGCCTACTTATCTTACCGGTACTCACTATATGTATCTTCAGTGGTCAAAAATTGATGTGGGTGCTCCTGAATTTAGAGAATCAAATAGATTATTCTATTTATTTTGGGAAGCTTGTAAAGCAGATAAACGTGCTTACGGAATATGTTATCTCAAAAATAGACGATCTGGTTTCTCGTTTATGGCAAGTGCGGAAACAGTTAATGCTGCTACTATCTCGAGTGATTCAAGATATGGTATATTATCAAAGACTGGTTGGGACGCTAAAAAGATGTTTACAGATAAGGTTGTACCAATATCTGTTAATTACCCGTTTTTCTTTAAACCGATTCAGGATGGTATGGATCGACCAAAAAGCGAACTTGCATATAGGGTCCCGGCTCAAAAGTTTACTCGTAAGAAACTTCAGACGAATGAACAGATTGAAGAGATTGTAGGTTTAGATACAACAATTGATTGGAAAAACACTGGGGATAACAGTTATGATGGAGAAAAACTTAATTTACTAGTACATGATGAGAGTGGCAAGTGGGAGAGGCCTGATAATATATTAAACAACTGGAGGGTAACAAAAACATGTTTAAGATTAGGTAGTAGAATAATTGGTAAGTGTATGATGGGTTCAACATCAAACGCATTAGATAAAGGAGGAGATAATTTTAAAAGATTATTTAGAGACTCTGATGTAACAAAAAGAAATAAAAATGGACAAACTAAATCTGGATTATATAGTTTATTTATACCAATGGAATGGAACTATGAAGGATTTATGAATAGGTATGGTATGCCAGTTTTTGATACACCATCAGATCCAGCGTATGATTTCTATGGAGAATTAATAGATACAGGTGTTGTAGATCATTGGGAAAATGAAGTTGAAGGATTAAAAAGTGATCCAGATGCTTTAAATGAATTTTATAGACAATTCCCAAGAACTGAAGAACATGCTTTTAGAGACGAAACTCAAAATAGTATATTTAATTTAGCAAAAATATACGAGCAAATTGATTTTAATGAAGAAGCTAATAATGATTCGCAAATAACAACTGGAAATTTTGGTTGGGTAAATGGGGTGAAAGATACAAAAGTAATATTTTATCCAGATGTGCGAGGAAAATTTAATATTAATTGGATACCATCAACTGGTTTACAAAATAATGTTATTATAAAAAATGGTGTTAAATATCCTGGTAATGAGCACGTTGGGGTGTTTGGATGTGATAGTTATGATATTTCGGGTACAGTAGATGGCAAAGGATCAAAAGGTTCTTTACACGGATTAACAAAGTTTAGTATGGAGGATGCTCCATCTAGTCAATTCTTTTTAGAATATATAGCTAGACCAGCAACCGCTGAATTATTTTTTGAAGATGTGTTAATGGCATTAGTATTTTATGGAATGCCTATGTTAGCAGAAAATAACAAACCAAGGCTTTTATATTATTTAAGAAGAAGAGGATATAGAGGTTTTAGTATGAATAGACCTGATAAAGTTTGGAATAAGCTATCAGTAACAGAAAAAGAAATAGGTGGTATACCTAATACCAGCGAAGATATTAAACAAGCGCATGCGTCTGCAATTGAGATGTATATTCAAGAGCATGTAGGCATAAAACAAGATCAATCACATGGTACTATGTACTTTAATAAAACATTAAATGATTGGTCAAGATTTGATATAACAAAAAGAACTAAGTTTGATGCTACAATTAGTTCTGGGTTAGCAATTATGGGATGTCATAGACATTTATATAAACCAAATGCTAAAATTGAAAGAGAAAAAGTAAATATAAATTTTGCTAGATATAAAAACACTGGCATAAGATCACAAATAATAGAATAAATATGGCAAAAGAAACTACAAAAGATTATTTTCCAAGTCAAGTAGTTAGTGATGCGGAAAAACGTAGTTATGAATACGGGTTAAAAATCGCTAAAGCTATTGAGCATGAGTGGCTTGGCACCGGACCTAGCAGTAATCGATTAAAATCAAATAGAAATAATTTTCATAAATTACGTTTATACGCAAGAGGAGAACAATCAGTTCAGAAATATAAAGATGAATTATCTATAAACGGTGATTTATCTTATCTTAATTTAGATTGGAAACCTGTACCAATTATTCCAAAGTTTGTAGATATAGTAGTTAATGGTATCGCGGAAAGATTATATGATATAAAAGCATATGCACAAGATCCATTCAGTGTAAAACAAAGAACTGATTACATGGAAAACATTATGTTTGATATGGATGTTAAGGATGTTGGTAATTATACTATGAAAACTTTTGGTGTTAATGCTTTTAAATCAGATCAAAAAGTTTTACCAGAAACATCTGAGGAATTAGCTGTTCATATGCAATTAGAATATAAACAAGCAATTGAATTAGCAGAGGAACAAGCTTTAACCTCATTATTTGAAGGTAATGATTATGAATTAATTAAAAAAAGATTTTATTATGATTTAGCTGTTGTAGGTATGGCTGCGGTTAAAAATAATTTTACTACATCAGAAGGTGTTACAATTGATTATGTTGATCCAGCTAATTTAGTATATTCATATACAGAAGATCCATATTTTGATGATATATATTATATTGGTGAAGTAAAAAATATACCTATTAATGAATTAAAAAAACAATTTCCTGATTTAACAAATGAAGATTTATTAGATGCTCAGAAACAAGGTTTTAAACCTGATGTGATGGGTTATCAAAATAATACAAATAATAGCGAAACAGATAATAATATTGTTCAGGTATTATATTTTAATTATAAAACCTACATGAATGATGTATATAAAGTTAAACAAACTACATCTGGTGGTTCTAAAATAATACCAAAAGATGATACTTTTGATCCACCACATGAAGATGAAAGATTTAAAAAATTATCAAAATCAATAGAGGTTTTATATGATGGTGTTTTAATACTTGGTACTAAACAATTATTACGATGGGGTTTATCAAAAAATATGATACGACCTAAGAGTGATTACACGAAGGTTAAAATGAATTATTCTTTAGTTGCACCAAGAATGTACAGAGGAAAAATAGAATCATTAGTAAGTAGGATTACAGGTTTCGCTGATATGATTCAGTTAACACATTTAAAATTACAACAAGTAATGTCTAGAATGGTACCAGATGGTATTTATTTAGATGCTGATGGTTTAGCAGAAGTTGATTTAGGTAATGGAACAAATTACAATCCACAGGAGGCATTAAATATGTTCTTCCAAACTGGTAGTATTATTGGTAGGTCATTAACTAGTGATGGTGATATGAATCCTGGTAAGGTACCTATACAGGAAATAGCAAGTGGGAATGGTGGTGCTAAAATGCAGTCATTAATTCAAACATATAATTATTATTTACAAATGATAAGAGATGTGACTGGGTTAAACGAAGCGAGAGATGCTAGTACACCTGATAAAAATGCGTTAGTTGGTATACAAAAAATAGCAGCTGCAAATAGTAATACCGCAACAAGACATATATTACAATCAGGATTATTTTTAACAGCTCAAGTGGCAGAGTGTTTATCTCTAAGAATCTCTGATATATTAGAATATTCACCAACAAAAGATGCTTTTATACAAGCTATAGGAGCGCATAATGTTGGAACGCTAGAAGAAATGGAAGGTTTACACCTACATGATTTTGGAATATTTATTGAACTAGCGCCAGATGAAGAAGAAAAACAATTACTTGAAAACAATATACAAGTAGCGTTGTCAAAAAATAGTATTGAACTTGAGGATGCTATTGATGTTAGAGAAATAAAAAACTTAAAACTAGCAAATCAAGTATTAAAAATAAGACGTAAAAAGAAAATTGCAAGAGACCAACAAATTGCCCAACAGAATGTGCAACAACAAGCACAAGCTAATGCGCAAGCAGCAAAACAAGCAGCTCAAGCTGAACTTCAAAAAAATCAAGCAATTATACAAGGGAAAATTCAGCAAGATCAAGCTGAAAAACAAATGGAAATAAGAAAACTTCACGAAGAAGCAAAGTTGAAAAAAGATTTAATGAATCATGAATTCCAATTGAATATGCAGTTAAAACAACTTGAAGTGGATGCAATGAAACAAAAAGAAACTAATAAGGAAGATCGTAAAGATGAACGAACTAGAATTCAAGCATCTCAACAATCTGAATTAATAGATCAAAGAAATAATCAAGGATCACCTAAAACATTCGAGTCAGCTGACAACGATACGTTAAGTGGTAATTTTGATTTAGGTTCATTTGAACCTAGGTAATTTATGTTTAATTATATAGTATTATATTATGGCAAAAACAAAAAAAGAAGTAGCTGAAAAGGTTACTGAAGAAGCTGTTGAAACTAAAAGTTCAACAGAAGATGGCAAGTTAAAAGTAAAAGCAAAACCATCTATGAAAAAAATGGAATTTAGCAATGAACCTACAAAGGTTGATATGTCTAAACCACCTGTTAAAAAAGAAGAAGAAAAACAAGTGGAAGAGCAACCTAAGGAAGAACAACCTAAAGAAGAAACTAATGATAAAGTTATTGAAGAGGTTCAAGAGAAAGTGGAAGAGGAAAAGGTTGAAGCAAAAGAAGAAGAAACTGAAAAACCGGTTTTGGAAGAAATTACAGAAGAAGAAACTAATGAGGCTGTTGAAGATAAAGTTGAAGAAGTTAAAGAAGTATTTGAGGAGGCTGTAACAGAATCACAAAAAACTGGACAAGACTTACCAGAAAACATTCAAAAAGTCGTAGACTTTATGAACGATACTGGAGGTGATCTTGAAGATTATGTAAAAATAAATCAAGATTATACTAAGTTGGATGACATGTCTTTATTGAGAGAATATTATAAGCAAACTAAATCTCACTTAAATGATGATGAAGTTAGTTTTTTAATAGAAGATTCAT